GATTTATTATTTATACCAACTAAAGAATTGATAAAAATGTATTTGCAAAAGCAATCCAACTGGAATAGTTTAAGAGAGTGGTTAAAAGAATACAGTCAAGATTTAGAATTTAGATGTTATATGGATATGGTATTAGATAAAATGAACGAATTAGAAGGGAAGGATAATAATTGAAATATCAAGTATTAGGACATAAAAGAAGATTGCAAAAAGGTGATAGACCTTATGATTTAATATGTGAATTTGAAAATATAGAACAGTTATATTACAAAATGGACAAAGTAGACCCAAACATATATGATAGTGTATTAGTAATAAATACATACACTAATGAATTGGTGGTAAATAGGGATTTAGAAAGACCTCTTGTTAGAAATTTGCATAAAAAATAAAAATGTGTTATAATTGTATCGTGCGAAAGCACCATACCCCTTTTTATTCTTTTTGAATAGGAACATAGTCTCCTATTCTTTTTATTTGACATAACATTAACTACTATGTTATAATTATTTTAGGATTAAAAGGTAGGGTTGACTATGAAATTTGAACTATATCCAAATATAAAATTTGATGAATTTATTGACAATTGTGAGGTGTTAAGAACTCAATACATGGAGTTATTAACGCCTTTTTTTAATGTCCAAGCTATTCGCTGTTGGAAGAACATGATATATTCATTAAATTTTGCGTATTGGAAGCGCGACAAGATTTGGGAATATCTTAATCTTGATATTGAACTAGAAGAATTAATTGAAATGAAAGGTAAATAGGTGACGAACATTTGAAATATATAACAAAGTTAATGATAAACGAATTTAAAATTAAACAATTAGGCTATGACTTTATGGGCTATTCATTGCAGAAAGGTGATATTTATAATTTCCACCACCTTATTATCCCTAATAGATTAGGTGGTGGATATACACGTGATAACGGAGCTGTTCTTTGTGGCGAAACATCACACCCTTATTTACATTTAATTGAAAACATCGATTATGATATGTTTTGTTACATAACATCTGAAATGATAGATGAAAATATCAAGGGGTATCTTGACACATATAATATCAAAAAAATACACGAAGTTCTTAATCAATTTGAACGTGAACATTGCTCTGACAGGTCAAAAAAAGGCAAATTATTAATCAAAGATAGATACTATCAACGCCAAAATTTCAACAATTAGACAATTGCTTAAAAAAATGTTATAATTTTATTTGAAAATTCAACACGAAAGTAGGTGATAATTGCGTGGCAAAACGTGAAGATAATCTTATGCCTATTGAGGAAGTAAACTCGAGAAGAACACGAGAGCAACATAGTAAAGATAGTCGTAAGGGTGGCATTGCTAGTGGAGAAGCAAGAAGAAAAAATGCCACAATGTTATCGGTACTTGAGAAAATGCTTAATAAAGTTCCAAATACCGAAGAAAATGTCGAGGGATTAAATAATCAAGAACTAGTTACGCTAGGTCTTATAAATGGAGCAATTGAAGGGCAAGCAAAGAACTATGAAATAATTAACACAATAATGCAAGAAAAAGAGAGAAAAGACGAAAAAGGTGAAATAATTGTGTTTATTCCAGCCAAAGATTTAGGGAAAGCATTTGTTGACGTTAATAGAGACATAGATGAAAGAGGACACTTTGAATATTGGTTTGAGGGTGGACGTGGTTCTATTAAATCATCATTTTGGAGTGAAAAGGTTGCTGAACTTTTAGAGAATAATCCTAATATGTGTGCATTGCTTATTCGTAAAGTTGGCAATACTATGAAAGATTCGGTATTTAGTCAAATGCAATGGGGTATTGATAAATTAGGAGAAACATATCCTAATATTCCAGAACATTGGAAAGCTACTAAATCACCACTTGAAATAAATAATACAAGAACAGGACAGGTTATTTATTTTAGAGGTGCTGATGATCCAGTTAAAATAAAATCAATTAAGCCACCAAAAGGAAAATATATTGGAATAGTTGTATATGAAGAGTTTGACCAAATGAATGGTATGGAAGAAGTTGGAACTATTGACAGGTCGGTTATTCGTGGTGGTGAAGATTTTGTTGTATTTAGAGTTTATAACACTCCAACAAGTTCACAACATTTTGTTAATGTTGAAAAAAGGAATCCTAAAAAAGATAGATTAATTCATAGAAGTACATACTTAGATGCCCCTAAAAAATGGCTAGGACAAAAGTTTTTTGATGAAGCTGATTATATGTTATCAATAAATGAAAGACAATATAGAAACGTTTATTTAGGGGAAGAAACAGGCAGTGGTGGTAATGTATTTGAAAATGTAGAATTAAGAGAGATAACCGATGAAGAAATAAACACGTTTGATTATATCTATCAAGGCATGGACTTTGGCTGGTTTCCTGACCCTCTAGCATGGACTAAATGTTGTTATAATCCATCACAAAGGACTTTGTATATATTTGACGAGTTTGTAGTTAATAAAATGAGTAATGCAGATGTATGGCAATATTTAAAAGAAAATAAGGGGGTGTCAGAAAATGACTTAATTATTGCGGATAGTGCAGAACCTAAATCAATTGGAGATTTTAGGGCTTATGGTTGCATGATGAAAGGTGCTGAAAAAGGTGCAGGTAGTGTTGAATATTCAATGAAGTGGTTGTCGTCGCTTGCTAAAATAGTAATTGATCCTCATAGGTGTCCAACGTCAGCACAAGAATTTAGCACTTATGAATTTGAACAGGACAAAGATGGAAATTATATTAGTGGCTATGTTGACGCCGATAACCATTGTATAGATAGCATAAGATATGCACTTAATCTAATTTGGAGAAAGAAAGGACAATGATGAATGTTTAAAAGTATAATACAATATATCTTAACCAATGTGTTTAAGATAAATACACAAACGACAAAAAAAGAAATAGATGACAATAGCAAGTATGCTAGATTATACGAAAGCATTGACGATATCAATTTTAGTGCGATATTTAGTAACAAACTTGCTAATTATACAATAAGTGATAGTAATATGAATATCGAGGGGGAGAATGCAAGGGTTGATTTGTTAAATAAAGTCGGCCAAAGTTTATGGAAACAAATGAAGAAAGTTATTTCTATGGCGTTTGGATATGGTGGAATGGTTGTAGTTCCATATGTTAAAGGTGGAAAGTTGTACCGTTCATTAGTTCCACAAAATAGATTTACAATAGATGAAACTGATGGAGACTTAATAACAGGTGCTACAATATTAGCTGAAAAAAAGGTAATTAGTGGAACAATATCACAAACAACTTATTTAAGATGGACTAATTATAAAATTGAAAATGGTAATTTAGTAATTACACAACAATATAGCGATGATAAAGGAAATAAGATACCAGTTCCAGACTTTTGGAAAGATATACAAGAAGTTAGGACTATTACAAATGTTGATAGGTGTCCGTTTGGTTATATTAAATCACCGATAAATAATCGTAAAGCTAATGATAAGTATGGAGTTCCAATTACATATGGTTGCGATGCAACTATTATGGAAATAAAAGAGACTATGAAGCAATTGATTAGAGAATACGAATTAAAAGAATGTTTTGTTGGTGCTGACATAACCATGTTTAACGGTAAAAACGCCCTTCCTAGCAATGGTTTGTTTAAAAAGATAGATAGTACTAGCGATGACTTTTTCGAGGTGTTTGACCCACAATTTAGGGATTATACAACGAGATTGCAAGAACTTTATAAAAGGTTAGAACATGAGATAGGAACAAGCTATGGGATTTTATCAGAAGTTGATTCGCAACAAGCGACTGCTACTGAAATTAAAAGAAGTATGTATGATACATTTACTATTTGCGACGATATGCGTAGTAATATTGAAAAAGGTATGGAAGATTTCTTTTATGCTTGTAATGTTTTAGCAAATGCCTTTAATCTATCACCACAAGGAGAATACGAGTTAAGTTTCGATTGGAGTTATTCATTGCTAGAAGATACAGCAACTGAATGGTCACAACTTACATATGGACTTACAAAAGGTGTTGTTAAAGAAGTTGAAGTAAGACAATGGCTATTCCCTGACGAAACATTAGAAGAAAGCCAAAAGGCAATTGATGAAATAAAAGAAAAACAACCTAAAGTTGATGATTTGTTAGGTGTAAGAGATAATGAAGATAATTAATTGAAATAAAAAAATAAAGGAGGAGATAATATGATTTCAATTTATCAAAAAAATAATTCAATAACAAGAAGAGGAATAGAAACAAAGGAAATGGAATTTAGAGGGTTGTCTACTGATACAAAGCCTACTGAATTAGATGGAGAAACAATAATTAATGGTAGCGTGTTTATTGAAATAGACACAGGCTCTGTATTTGTTTTTGATGAAAATGGTCAAGAATGGAATGAGGTCTAATGGATTTATTTACATATTTAATGGCTAAAAAAGGTCATAATACACATAGAGATTTATTTAGTTACTTGTTAGGCAAAAATGCAGGAGAAAGTGGAACATACACTACTTTCTCTGGCACATCATTAAATATATTGAA